CCAGATAGTTGTTAAGGGCAATAGCTGTAGTTATGACAACATCGTTGCGTACGGGGCGAATTGTTTGCTAATTGGCCGCGGTAAAGGCAATACGATCAATCATGCTACGCTTATAGCTACCAGCGGTTATGCGTTGGCCTGGAGCTTGAATCAGGACAATGTGGAACCGACGAATAATTCCGTGACCAATTCGGTTATGTATGCTTTGAGTGGGGCGGGTACATTGGCGGTTTACGGACCTACTGCCGGTACGGAGCATTACGACATAGACTTGGATTACAATGTCTATTGGAAAGGATCAGGGGTAACCAATCTTACTGAATTAGGTACGGTGAATTGCGATACGTTGGCCGCGATTCAAGCCAAGTGGCTAGCATGGTCTGAAATGCATCCGTTGAACGACGCTAATAGTTTAGTTGTTGATCCCAGAATTGCTAATCCTGCTGGGGGCGATTATCGAATATTGAATCCGGTATTATTCCAGAGTGGCCGCCCGGATGCGTTAAGCCGCAATCAGTATATCGGTGCTTATGCTCCGGAGTTTAAAGTCAGACGGATACGGGGCCGGGAACGGTATCAGCCGGGAACTTTTTTATACGGATATTAATCTTTAAGAAGATAGCGAGGAATAATAATGGATAGAACAACTCCCCAAAACATGTTTTCGTTATGTAATCGGGCTACCTTGAACGTAGCGGCGGGAACCAGTGCGGACGTTAATACATACGGCTTGACTTATTTGACGGCAATTGAGAAGGTTAATATTGCGACGGTACAGACTGTACGTAAATTGGTACCGCGCGAATCTGGTAATCAGGCTATACTTCGGTTTTTAATAAATCATGCCACCGATGCGAACGCCAAGACAGCGCGTTGCAAGCTGTGGCAATGGTCCGGGCCGAGTGCCGGCCAGATGCTTTTTGAGGTAGAGCTTACCGGTGGCCCTGCGGTAGAAACTGTTTATCCGGATCAGTCCGCGTTAGGCGGTACGGGGGTATGGCATTACGCCGATACGATAACCGTGGTGACGGATAACGTCTGTGGCGGGTTAGAGTATCGTGGCGAATCGAATGGCGGTGGCATCTATGAATGTCTTTTCGATTTGCTAGGTGGTCGGTATTTATGGCTTGACTTTGATTGTGATGCTGGTGGTGGAGACAGCGCTACGGACGCAATTGGATTGGTGAAATTTATCTAATGAAAGAATTAACACTAGACGAAAAGAAGAAATTCAATAACAAGCTGGACGACATTGTTATACAGAGTCGGTCTAGGTTGGATTCTTTTCTGCGCATGTATAGCGATGCGATAAGTTATATGTATGGCGATCAGATTCACAAACCGCGCCAACAGGGTTGGGAATATCCGGCTATGAATCGGTTATTTGCCGATATTACGCAGGAAGTGGCTATGTTGTCCGCCAATAATCCCAAACTGGAAACTCTGCCGATTGAAGATTCTGATATTCAGGATGCTAAGGCTTGCGGCGAGGCGTTACAGGGCTACTGGCAAGGTCCGTTGCACATGCGGTTAAAGATCATCCAGGCATTGTATGATTCGCATCTGGCGGGATTCTATGTGTTCAAATGGTATTGGGAACCAATGGCCCACTGGAACGAGGATTTAAGAGAAGGTTTAGGCGATTGGGAAGGCGATATAAAACTTAATGTTATTAATCCGTATTATTTCGGGTGCGATCCGGATGTTGAATTGTGTAGTAATATTGCTACCGATGCCCGTTTCGTAGTAATTACCCGGTACGCCGACAAAGCATGGGCGGCAAATCGATGGAAGAAATATAAAGAATATTTAATTTCAAAGGGGGAAATGAATGATGATGATCCCTATTGGATACCGGGTAGTGGTGACGGTACCCAGTTACAGGAAGCTGGAACGCTAGACACCGACACGGGGACTTGGACCGGCAGGGAGATGAAAGATATTTCCCAGAAAGAACTACAACAGCGGTTGGCCAATTTAATCAAAGGCGTGCATCCGGAAGGGTTAGACGCGGGGGGAAGCACCGAAGCTAACGCATCCAAGGACAGGATGGTTAAGATACAGGAAATCTATTGGCGTGATTGGTCCATAGAAGATAAAGACGCAGAATTTGCTCCCTACGAGCCTGACTTAGAACTAGATGAGTGGGAGCATGAAAACATTTACAAAGAAGCCGGAGTACCTTTCTTTTATGATCGTAATTTTCCGACGAAAGATGAAGCCGGGAACGTAATTGGCCATGAGGTTTTTGATGCTAATCGCAAAGGCTCGAAATGGCCGCAAGTGGAAAAGGTGAAAAAGCATTCCAGGCCGATGTATCCCAATGGTCGGATAACAATTAGGCTGGACGATGAATGTATTGTTACTGATGACGCTTGGCCCTATGATAAATGGCCGGTAGCGGTAGGTGTTAATTACATGTTACCGCATATATGGAACGGGTTGAATGGGATAGAGCTAGTTAGGGAGATGCAGGATTATTTGAATAATATTTCTTGTCACTTCCTGAACAACGTTAAGCACCATTCTGATCCAGCTTGGATCGTAGAAGATTCTGTTTTAATGCACAAGAACCCCAAGAGCAAAAAACCGTTGACCATTTCTAACGCGGCGGGGGCAATTATTAAAGTGGTGCGTGGTGGCATCAATAAAATTAAGCGACAGGAAGCCAAAGAAATTCCTCAGTCGTTATTTGCTTTATATGAGGTATTCAAGACAACAATTCAGGACATCGATGGCGTACACGACATTGCTCAGGGGAAAGCATCCAACAAGAAAAACACTCTGGGTGAATTGCAAATGTTGAATCGCAATACCCGACTGCGTATCAGTATGCAGGGATCGATTTTGGATTCCACGTTGAAAGATGTCGGCATGGGTATAGCGGAACTCATGCGGGTTAATTTGCCGGTAGAACGATGGGTGCGATTGATTGGAGAGAACAAAGAATCGGTTCAGTCCAGTATGAGATGGACTAATAAGATGGCCAGCACCAAGTACGATATTCAAATGGTTCCGGCCAGTACCTTGCCGTATGACGAGGAAAGAGAGCTAGCGAAATATGACAAAGCTACTGAGTTAGTAGGTCCGGTTCCTTTATTGTTAGAGAAATATTTACAAAAATTGGGTATTCCCGATTACAAACAAGTAATGATGCAACATGAAATAGCTGGGCCTTTAACTCAGTTGTTAGAAATGGCTCAAGAGTTGGGTATGGGGCCGGAACATTTATTGCAGGCAATACAAATACAGTTACAGTTGTTGCAACAGACACAAGCACCGGCTGAAGAACAGCCTCAACAAGTAGCATAAGGAGTTGTGTTTATGGATTCTGAAAAGGTAATGGAAGAAGTTAAGAAAGAAAATCCGGTTACATGTGGATTTTGTCAACATCGGTTTCCTCAAGGTCAACCGATACCGTTGATGGTTCCATTACAACCGGAGAAAATTATAGTGAAAGAACAGCAGAGGGCGCAATTCATGCCGGTTTGCTGTTGTCGGAATAGTGAGAGTTCTCGATATAATCAGATATTGTATATCGAAGCTACTTGCGAAAAACACAAGCCAATTGTTGAGGATAAAAAAAAAGACGACGACGAGGTGACATCCGAAAACGAGTTAATCGAAAACCCATAACATTAGGAGTTTAGCAAATGGCGAGGAATAAACCAAAACCAAACGGTATTGTCTTAATGCAGACCATTAAGGCGGTAAAAATCAAGAAAGGCCAGACGGTTGGCTTTAACATGTTGGACGTGCCTCTGGGAACGCCGGTAAAGGAAATTGAGCAAATGGCTCAGGAAGCCTTTAAGCCGCCGAAGGCAGCCCCAATATCGGAACCGCCCAAGGAAGCCATGGCCGAAACAGCCGGAGAACCGGTGGAGGGAGTCCCCCCTATGGAAGACGAAAAAGCTAAAATCGAAGTGCCGGAACAAGTTTTACCGGATAATGTGAATTCCGATATGATTCCTGACGACAGTTTGATTCAGGAAGAACCGGACATTGACCCTAACGATCAGGAGGAATGGAATCAGGATTAGGTAACTAATCACCAAAAAGAATAAGGCACCTTGCAGGTAGCTCCTGCATTGAAGGTGCATATCCACCCGCCCGATATGGGGCTGTTGAAACTGCGTGTTTCAATGGCCCCTTTTTTTTTGGTGAATTTGAATATTGTTTTGCTGATGCGGCCTTTTATCCACCGGGACATGTGCCTTGTGGCTCTAACGGGAGAGCAAAAGCAAGTGTTTTTCTTTTTTGAAATGACGTTGGGACATGAGCCTGACGGTATCAGAGAAAGGTTTTAATAAGATGCCAGAAGAAATTAAAGAAGCAATTGCGGAATCGTTAGCAGAGGAAACCCCATCTAATCAAGATTGGGATAAAAATCGTCAACAAGCGGATGAGGTGAAAGCCTTGAACCGTAAGACGCAAACTCTGTCTGAGGAAAATCAACAGTTGCGGGATCAAATTAAGGAGTTTGAGCAATCAAGTTCTGATGGCGAGGAAGTGAATCTCGACACGTTCGAGGATTTGCAAAAAGCGTTTAAGGTGAATCAGGAAGCGTTAGGTGCGGCTAAAGGTGATTTGTCGAAAGCAACTGCTTTGTTAGAGAAACAGCAGGAGCGTATCGATACATTGTCTGCAGAAGTGAAAACAGTTTCTAAAACTGCCAATGCTCAAGCGGGTTCGGCAGAAATAAATAAGCTTTGCACACCACTGGACAAGAAGTACGGGGCACAATTCCGCAATGAAGTCTTGAAGCAAGTGTCGGCTAGTTTCGACGATCTTGGAATTCAGGATTTGAAACTGGAAGCTCGTCAAAAGTGGGTGAAAGAATCATTGGAAAATACCTATGCCAAACTTCACGCTGAGAAATCTAACGCAACCGTTAATAACGATGGCGTTGCTGATCCACTGGTAACGGACACGGGAACTGGTGGCTCTGCCGAAGTAGGCAAGGGCAAGATCAAAGAAGGAACTTTACAAGAAGTAACGGAGCAATGGGCAACCCTTCATGGAACTTAATCATTGCTCTGTTTTAGGAGCTTTAAGTTATGAGTACGAATTTAGACATTGCAACCAGAACACTCTGGGACAACACGTGGAAATCCCAGATCACGTTCGGGATGCCAACCTTAAGAAGGCTATTGGAACGCAAGCGTATGCGTGCCGGTGGTCTTTGGATCGGTAACATTAACGAAACCGCCGATTCCGAATCTCTGGTTCAGGAATATGGACCGGAAGACGGTTTGACGGCTGGTTCCAAAACCATCATGGGGACGAGTAAGTTCAATATAGCTTACATGCAATGCCCCCATGAGCAAACCGTTGACGAAGAAGTGATGAACGCTCCCAAGAGCGATGCTCAGTTGATTAAAATCGCGTCCAAAACCGTAGGTAGCGGACAGCGAGGTATGAAAATCAGAATGGCAAAACGCCTTTGGGGCTGTGCCAGTGATACCGAGATCGATGACAAGCATACTCTCTTACAGGGTATTCCGTCGGCTTTGTATAACACCACCTATGGTAACATTACCAAGAGTGGTACGGGCAATAGTTACTGGTATTCTGCGGATTATTCCAACATTACCACAGCTTACACGATCAGTAAGCGTCAATTGTGGGAATGGATTGATGCGGTGAAATTCTATCACGATGGACCGGATAGCATGCTTATCGTGATGGGATCGACTCTGTTTCGTTCCCTGAAAGCGGAAATGGAAGCTGCGAATCAGTACAAACCCACCGGTAATACCGCGGCTCAGGGATTCAAGAGCATGACTCTGGACGGTTATGAGATCGCGGAAGATCCCTATCTGGATACTCTTACAGAAGACTCTTGTTCACTCAAGAGTGGTGCGGATGGTTGTCTGTTAGGTGAGCAGGCCGGGGCTTACACCGGGGCCAATTTTGTAGCTTTGCTACATTTGGATACATGGGTGTTCCGTTACGTGAAGGCGAAAAATTCCACCACTAAGGACGGCATGTTCACGTGGCAGGACTGGTTCGATCTGAGCGTATTGCCGAACGGCAAGGAAAAGAAGCTGGCTCGTTCTAAAGCCAAGTTCAACCTGGAATGTCATCAACCTAACGTGAATATGCTGAGGGCCAATGTGAGCGAGTAAGTTTTTCTTACCTGTTCGTTTTTGTATGTGTTTTAAATTTTTGATGAAAGGGACTTATTATGGCAGCAGTTGCATGTACAAGTGTAAAGCTGTACGACAATTTCCCCGGTGTAGCCAAGGCGGAAGAAAAACCGGTTGATGGCTTCACAGGGTCTTATCATCATAATCAGGCTTATGAACGGTATCGTGCCGGTGAAAAAATCTGTGTTTATGATGATATAAGTAAAGGATGGGCTACGTTTGTATATCTCAAACTGGTTGATCAGTTAGCGACTTCTTATGTTCTCGCGGCTGGTAATCTGGTAGGGGTATATACAACTACGCCTCTTTATTACGAAGTTTCTAATGACCAATCTGGGGTGTATATGAATCAGGGTGCAGTAGCGTTGTCAGCAATGACGACAACGTACTGGGGCTGGTTCTGGTGCGGTGGTGTTTGTCCTCAATCTCACGTGACGGCATTGGCAACCGCTACGATTCCGACTGATGGTAACATTGCCGCGGGTAGTTCTGCAATTCTGGGTGACTCAGGAGCGAATAACGTCTTAGGGCTGTTGCCTTGTGGCGCGAATACTGTTTTAACTCCGGTTGCTGAATCTTACGCGGCGGACGCATAAGAAAGGTGGTGATTGATTATGAGTTTTAACCATGCTACACAAAAGTTGGTTCGTGGCCTGCATGGCATGAACATTGAGTATGGTCAGGAAAGTTTCACCACTACCGGATTGACCAAAGAAGTTACCACGAAGATGGGAAAGGTTTATTCCGCGACGGTTACGCCTAAGGCTCTTACCGGGGATTTAGTTGAAACCGTTTTTTGTGACCGCACGGTCACTAGCGGTGCCGTTACAGTCACTCGTGAAGTGAAACCGTATATTTTACGGGGCAAGAGTGACGATGCCGTTCATGTCAGTTCGCAGGACTGGGCTGACGTTCCGTTAGGATATGTTCCCTGGGCGGGCACGATTACCCGCTTAACGATTTGGAATAAGACCAAGGCGGGCGGTACCCCGGTGGTTCTGTTGGGTAATATTATTGCCGCTGGAACCAAGGACGTGGACGATCATATTGCCGCGGCGGGGGCGCAAGCGTTCCCTGCCGATGGTAAATATTCGGAATATACTACGTTCGGTGGCGCGGCAGGAGCAGCGGTAGCGGCGGGTGATTTCCTGATTCTGGGTTCATCGGGTGGGGCTTCAACGGCTCCGGCTGACTTGTACGCGGAAGTGGAAATTACGCCTACTCCGACCAGTGGCTTAACGTTCAATTATTGTTTTATGGGTATTTAATTACTCCTTATGTGTGTACGTGGGTTGCGGTATCCGTAGCTCACGTACACCACAATTTAAGGATTGGTCGATGGCGTATAACTTTACAACCTTTTCCTCTCAGGTACAGAAAGAGCTAGGAAAGTCCGGAGATATTGCATTAATTACTACAACGCGATGCGGGGAATGGATTAATAAGGCTCAATTGGTTATTGCCTATGATAATCCCGGATTGTGGGATTTACATACCTTAGATTCCGATTCTTGGAATTCTACCGAGGATCAATGGGAATATGATTTTAGTGCTTTCAGTCCTGCCGTGTTACATGTCTTAAAGATTAAATATGTCAACACAACGGATGAAACATATTACTGGATAAAACCGTATGTTGGCGGTTTAGATGCTTGGGATATGGATTTTCCTTATATTCCGGGGCGAGGTACTGGCTATCCAAAATGGTATGTACGTCGTGATAAAAAGATCGAGTTTGATCTACCGTTTAGTGCCGATGCCGCGGGTGCGGATATATATATATATTACGCTTTGCACCCTCCGGTAATGACGGGGACGGACAATCCTACTTTGACTGATTGTGACGAATGTTTGATCGCAAAAGCAAAAGCCTATGGATATGCGGCTATGGGAAATAAGTTTATGCAAACGGCGATTGCCCAACACGCATATGCCAATCAACTTATTGCCGACCGGGTAGCGAGTGAAGTGGATATAGAGCAACCAGAACAAAACACTTATCAGGGGCCATAGTAATGGGAAAAGATATTGAACCGGCAACTAAGTGCGCATGGCATGCTGAAAAAATAAACGATTTGGAGATTGCTGTGTTTGGTAACGGACAAGAAGGACTAAAGACAGGTGTTACGAAATTGCGGGAACATGTACGATTGCTGTTATGGCTGAACGGGATTATTGCTACGTCAATGATCGTAGCTATAACGGCCGCCCTGATAAAACATCTTTTGGAGTAGCGCTATGGCAAAAGACATACATATACCCGGCTTACTGAGCGGCGTAAATCGTGGTCAGGCCAGAGAGCTTATCGACCCTACCCAAGCAACCGACATCGATAACATGATGATTGTCGATGGTGTATTGCAGAAACGTACAGGTTATGCGGCTATGGCTGGTTCGGGCATGACAGGTACGCCGTTCTATGGCGGGTATCATTTCCAAGACGGGGCCAGTGGTAACACTAAGCGTTTCTGGGCAATTGTTGGCGGCAAGGCATGGATAAAAGAAACATTAGCTGGCGATTGGACAGACAAAACTAATTCAATGACGATTCAGACGGGAGCGGATCAGTATGTTAAGTTTACGGAAATTCCTAGCTTAACAGATTATCACAATCATTTGATTGTTTGCCAGAATCACAATAACCCTGTTACGGCCAATAATGGTACGGGCACACCCGGCGCATGCTTAGTATGGCATGCGCCAGTGCCAGAAGGAAACTTAGCGGCTTTAGCTGGTGGTGATGGATATAATGACAGTAACGTAAATCACCGGGCAAAGCAGGCCATTGAGTTTGCCGATCATTTATTACTGTTGAATACCTATGAAGAATATGCGGCGGGAACTTGGGGAAACTTCTTTTACCGGGTACGGTATAGTACCGCAGGTAATTTTACTACGTCGGATCATTGGGATAACGCCGTCAATCCTAATGCTGGATATAAGGATTTGCGTAGTCGATACGGGGCAATTATGCATGGGGAACCGTTAGGTAGCTCTTTAGCAATATATCTGCAAAAGGCTATTTATATGTGTTATCATACTAAGAGCAGTACAAATCCGTTCCAGATCATTCCAAAAATTGCTCATATTGGTTTGCTGGCCCCGAGAATGTGTATTGGGGTGTTAGACAGAAATTACTTTGTATCCAACGATAATAATATTTATGCGTATTATGGTGGCCGGGATTTAGTTCCGATTGGTGATCCGATTAGAACAGAATTCTTTGGTGACATGAATAAGACTTATAGCGGGGTCTATCGTATCAAAGATAGAGGTTTTGCGATTCACTTTAAAGATATTCAGTGTATAGGTTTTGCTATACCTACTGGTTCCAATACGTCCCCGGATACAATTTATGTTTATGATTACCGCAAGAAGCGATGGATAGACAAGTGGACCTTTGCGGACGATATGACGGGCTGGGGCGAGTGGGAAGCTCCCGGAATTGCGACTGCCATGAACATGCCGATTTTGGGAGACGATACGGCTGTAAGCTGTTTACCGTATCAATTCGATTATACATCAGCGGTTGATAATGATACTGCTATTTCTTGTGCAGTTATTACTAAGGAATTTGTAATCAATTTAAAAGATGCCTGGGGCATTACTTCTGTGTTTTTTGAAGCAAAAGCGGCGGCTTCCAGTTCTGCCGTAACCGTAGAAATAAGCGTTGACGGAGCGGCATGGGTGGGGTCAATTACAAAAACGCTTACAACGACATGGAATTCGTATAGTGTTCATTTTAACGTGAGTGGTTATTCGGTAAGAATAAGGTTTAGAGATGCTACGTCAGGCAAACGTCCGTATCTGGGTAGCGTAAAAGTTGTTTTAGGGGAAAGTAGCCCCACTAATGAGTAATTTGAATACAGACACATTTGACTTTGCGATAGATGACATTGTTCCTCGCGCTCCAGAGGAGGGGAAGAATGACAAGGAAACTATCGCTAACTTGATGGATTATTGCCAACGGTTATCAACGGCTTTTGGTGACTATATTCATCATGCTAACCAGAACATGAACCCGGATGGTGTTTTGAATAATTTAAACGCTAATGCGGTAATCAAGCTCAATGGCAGTGTTATCAGTATGTCTTATACTGAATTAACAGACGGGGAGGATTTATTTGATACCGCTGTTGACGATTTGGACGACGTTGACGATGGAACGACATATAGCCGAGTATTAACGACAGACATATCGGCGGGGCATATCAAGCTGTCGGAAACGGTGGGGGATTTAGACGACATTGATGATGGAACGTATGGCAAAGTATTGACCACTGATATTCGTTCCGGGCGAATCAAGTTAACTCGATTGGTTCAAGATGATGGTTCCGCTACTAACGTTGATCCTAACGCCACGTTAGGTGCGTCCTGGACTACAAATCTATCTAACGTACCGGACCGGTTTGGAGATTCGACGCCTTCCAATGGCGACGGGGACCAGTTAATATTAACGGCCTCATATATGGGCTTTTGGAGTGATACCGTTGACGATTATACGGTTTACGTGACTAATACTGGTATTTTTTACGCGGGGGACGGAACCGATCCGGCTACGGATAGCGGTTCGTATCTGTACTTTACGCCGTCAGGTGGCGGGGTATCTAAGATTCGGGCTAGTAATGTTTTTATTGGGGATGCCAACGATTATTTTGATACAAATAACTCGGACCCATTTAATGGACCGAAAATTAAACTTGGTTCAGCGGTATTGGAAACTACAATCGATGACTTTGGCATTACAACAGAATTAATAGATTCGGAAGTTTTTGTGGTTACGGATGCCGCGGATTCTAATGATAGCTCATTTTATGCCAGTTCGTCTGCGTCTATGGTTTATACGTTCTTTGGCAGGACACCTCTGGGCGGACATGCGGCTCCTTATTCTGGTTTACAGTACACTTATAACCAATCCACAACTGCGGTAACGTTTGCCTTATATGATTGCGACTTGGATACTAATTGCACGTTCGCCGGTACATGGTCGGATGGAAATATTCCGGCCTTAAACGCCAGTAAGATAACAGCGGGCGCGCTGGCGGTGGCTCGTGGCGGTACGAATATATCCAGTTATGCTGTGGGGGATATACTGTATGCCAGTGGTACTACTACGCTGTCTAAACTAGCTAAAGGTACGGCGAATCAAGTGCTTGCCATGAACAGCGGGGC